AGTCGCACAAGTCCTACTTCAACCAGCGCTTCATGGCCCGCGGCGCCGAGGCCGAGGTGCCGATCCAGATCCTGACCGACCTGGAGTCCGACGCCGGGGAGCAGATCAGCTACGACCTGCTGGCCGAACTGCGCATGGCCCCCGTCGAGGGCGAGGACATCCTCGAAGGCAAGGAAGAAGGCCAGAAGTTCTACACCGACCAGATCTACATCGACCAGGCGCGGTGCGGCGTGAACACGGGCGGGCGCATGACCCGCAAGCGCACCCTGCACGACCTGCGCGAGAAGGCCAAGCGCCAGCAGTCGAGCTGGTGGGCGCGGCTGATGGACGAGTTGCTGTTCATCTACCTGTCCGGCGCCCGTGGCGTAAACCCGAACTTCCTGCTACCGCTGGACTACACCGGGCGTGCGCAGAACCCGCTCGTGACGCCGGATGCCCACCACCGCATGTACGGCGGTGACGCGACGGCCTTCAACAACCTGGACGCCAGCGACAAGTTCGACCTGCGGCTGATCGACCGCGCCAAGACCCGGGCCGACAGCCAGGGTGGCGGTGCCACCGGCGTGCCGGTGCTGCAGCCCTGCAAGATCGACGGCAACGAGACCTTCGTGTGCGTGATGCACACCTTCCAGGAGGATGACCTTCGGGCCAATGTCCAGACCGGGCAGTGGCTCGACATCCAGAAGGCCGCCGCCGGCGCCGAGGGGCGCAACAACCCGATGTTCAAGGGCTCGCTCGGCATGTACCGGGGCGTGATCCTGCACTCGCACCGCAACGTGATCCGCTTCGCCAATGCGGGCGCTGGCGCCAACGTGGAGGCCGCCCGCGCGCTGTTCCTCGGCTCGCAGGCAGCGGTGGTCGCCTTCGGCAGCCCGGGCACCAACATGCGCTTCGATTGGCATGAGGAGACCCGCGACAACGGCGACAAGGTGGTCATCACGACCAGCTCGATCTTCGGGATGAAGAAGGTCACGTTTTCGATGGACGGCGTGGGCGCGCAGGACTTCGGCCTGTTCAGCCTCGACACCGCGGCGGCCAATCGCTGACCCCCACACCTCAGGAGCGCACCATGCCCTTCACGAACCGCAACGACTACCTCGACGGCCGCAAGCCGACCGTCCATCCGGCCGGCGGCGAGGTGGTCGCCGTCCGCTTTCCCATCGCGCTGGTGGCGGCCGATCTGGATGCCAACGACACCGGTGCCGTGGCCCTGCTGCCCGCGGGCTGCGTGCCCGTCGGCCTGGTCTACGACTCGGACGATCTCGACACCAACGCGAGCCCGACCCTCTCGGCCAGCGTCGGCCCCGTCAACGCGGCAGAGACGGACCTGTCGGACGTCTGGGCATCGGGCATCACCGCCAGCCGCGACGGATCTGCCGCTGCGGTGACGCTGTCCAAGGCCGCGATGCGCCTGGCGGCCAACGCCACCAGCGACACCAAGATCGGCATCAAGTTCACCGCTGCCGCGGCCACCAAGGCTGCGGGCGAGGTGGGCCTGACGCTGCTGTACCGGTCGGTCTGAGGACTGCGGTGAAGCTCGTCGTGCTCGTTTCGCCACGCCGGGACGGCACCGTCAGGGTGTCGATGCCTGGCGGGCCGGCGCTCGTCTTCGCGCCCTCGGCCGAGGGCGAGTTGGCTTGCGAGGTCGATGCCTCGGTCGCAACTGCGATGCTGGCCACGGGCAATTTCCGGGTAGCAGGCGAGGCGGCGGTTGGCCGGCGCAAGGGCGTTGCCCGGGCAGGTGCCGCTGCTGCGCATGTTGCACAGGAGCCGAGTGGTGGCGACCTGGAGTGATCTTCACCCGGACGTGCTGCCCTACGTCCCGGGCTGTCCTGATCCGGTGCTCGACCAGGAGATCCGGCAGGCGGGCGTCGAGTTCTTTCGCCGTACGCGCGTCTGGACGGAGTGGCTCGAGCCGATCTACGCGGCGGCCAACCTGCGCGAGTACGACCTCGACCTGCCTGCGGGCAGCGAGGTGGTGCGCATCGAGCAGGCCACGCGCAACGGCTCGCCCTTCGAGATCGAAGGGTTCCGGTCCGCGCCTTCCGATCCCGCGCAGCGTGCGGTCGATGGACCGCTGACCCTGACCACGGTCGACCGGGTGACGGTGTGGCTGTCGCAGCCGGTGGGTGCAGCCGACCGGATTCAGCTTCGGGCCTCGCTCGCGCCCTCGCGCTCTTCTGCTGGCATCAGCGACACGCTGTTCTCGCAGCACCGCCAGGCGCTGGCCGAAGGCGCGCGGCACCGGCTGCTGCGCATGCCCGGGCCGCTGCACAAGCCTCGCGAGGCCGAGGAAGCCCGGCTGCTGTTCGAGCGCGCGGTGGCTGCTGCCAGCGTCGACGGCTGGCGCGGGCACACCAACGTCACGCCGCGCGCGCGGCCGAAGTGGTGCTGAGGCACCGGGGACAGGACCATGCCCATCGCCGCTCAATCCATCATCCGCCGCTGCGTCGAGACGCTGCAGGACACGACGTCCATCCGTTGGCCGGTGGCCGAGCTGGTGCGCTACCTGAACGACGGGCAGCGCGAGATCATCGTCCATCGCCCCGATGCGATGGTCACCAACGCCGCGCAGGCGCTGGTGGCCGGCAGCCGGCAGGCCATCCCGTCCAACGGCACCAAGCTGATCGACGTGGTGCGCAACACCGGCGGCACCAAGCGGGCGATCCGCTTGTGCTCGCGTGAGATCCTGGATGCGCAGTCGCCCGGCTGGCACAACCTGGCCGGTGTCACCGAGGTCGTGCATTTCATGTTCGACCCGCGCGACCCCAAGACCTTCTACGTCTACCCGCCGGCTTCTGCCTCGGGCGCTTCGGTCGACCTGGTGTATTCGGCCCTGCCCACAGACGTAACCGAGCCGGCAGCTGGCACGGACTACACGGCGGTCAGCGGCAACATCAGCTCGCCCGACATCTACGGCAACGTGCTGCAGGACTACATCCTGTACCGGGCCTACATGAAGGACTCGGACTACGCGGGCAACGGCCAGCGTGCGATGGCGCACTACACCGCGTTTGCCAACGCGCTGGGGCTGGATCTCAAGGGCACCGTGATGGTGGCGCCGACGTCGCCTGGCAACCCGAACCGGCCGGGGGCGGCTGCGGCCGTCAACGCGCCTTCGCAAGGCTGATGTCGCAGGTGCCGTGTGGCCACCCGTATCCGACTCGTCCAGGGCGACAACCGGCCCTACATCCGTCTGACGCTGCGTCAGCCGGACGGCGCTGTCATGGACCTGCAGGACGCCTCGGTGGTCGTGCACTTTCGGCGCGCGGGCGAGGCCGCAGTTCTGAGCACTCTGGTGTGTACCAAGCTCGATGGCGGGGTGGCGGGCCAGGTGTCTTTCAACTTCCCCGGGCAGACGCTGAACGTCGCGCCCGGTGCTTACGAAGGCGAGATCGAAATCGACTTCGAAGGCGAGAAGCAGACGGTGTACGAGGTCCTGAAGTTCACCGTCAGACCCCAGTTCCTCTGACCCCGTAAAGGAGCCCACCATGTCCGCGATGTCCGACTACCTGGAGAACAAGCTCGTCGATCACTTGTTCCGCGCGCAGACGCTGGCCGCGCCGGCTGCGCTGCACATCGGCCTGCTCACTTCCGCCCCCAGCGACTCCGGCGGCGGCGCCGAGGTCTCTGGCAACAACTACGCCCGCGTGGCGGTGACCTCGTCGCTGGCCAACTGGGCCGGCACGCAGGCAGCAGCCTCCACCACCGCCTCCAGTGGCACTGGCGGACAGACGAGCAACAACGCCGCCATCACCTTCCCCACGCCCTCGGGCAACTGGGGCACGGTGTCGCACTTCGGCATCTATGACGCGGCGACCTCCGGTAACCTGCTGTTCTGGGGCGCGCTGACGATCGCCAAGACGATCAACCAGTCGGACACGGTGTCGTTCCCGGCTGCGTCGCTGACGATCACCTTCGCCTGATCCAGGCGCTGGCGCGATGCTGCTGGACGCGCAGCCGCTGAACAGCGGCGCGTTGAACGCGCCTGCCGGGCAGACGGTGCAGGTCGCTGCGGGGCTGGGCGTGTCCGCGGGCGCGTCGGCAGCGCTCGCCCTCAGCAAACGGCTGGCTTCGCCTGTCCATGCTTCAGCCGCCCTGGCGGCTGCGCCGGCATCGGTCGTCAAGCAGCTCGCGGGCACTGATGTCGTGTCCTCGACGGCCACGGGCCCGGCGCAGGTGGACTACCGCGTAGGCGGCACCGCAGGCACTTCATCCTTCGTGGCCGGTTTGGCGGTCGCGCAGCGGCCGCTGACGGCTGCGCCATCGGTTCATGTCCTGGCCTCGGGTACGACGGGCCTGGGCAAGCCGCTTGCCGGTCCTGCGCTTGCGACGGTGTCTGTCTTCGGCGACCTTGCGCTTCTCAAGACTGCTTCGGCGCCCGCGGTGTGTTCGGCCGTCGTGACTGGTTCGGCGGGTGTCACCAAGCCGCTCGGCACAAGCGTTCTCGGCGCGGCACAAGGCCTTGGGTTCGCAGTCGCTGCCCGTCCGGTGCAGGGCAGCGGTGCTGCTCAGGCCTCGGCGCAGGGAGCCGCTGTCGCAGCCTTCCGGGTTGCGGGAAGCCTCGAAGTCCGTACGAGCTTGGCGGGCGAAATCCTGTTCGCCAAGCCGGTGCAGGCCGAGGCTGTGGTCGACGCTCAGGCCGTCGGGTCGGTGGTTGCGCACAAGCGCCTGATGGGTGCTGTAGCCAGCCGCGTCGACTCTGGAGCGGTTGCCCTGGCTGCCAAGCCCGTGCTGGCGGCCGCAGCCACGTTGGTGAGCACCTCCGCAGTGCTCGCGGCCTTCAAGGGGCTGGCGATGCAGGCGTCGGCCAGCGTTGCAGCCTCCGGTGTGGCCTTGGGATCGCAGCCCTTGGCCGGCGCGACGGCGATGAGTCTGCAGTGCGCGGGCTCGATGTCTGTGGTCAAGGTGGCGCAGGCGGGGTCGGTCTCGTCGGGTGCGACCACGGCCTCGGCAAGTCTGGACAAGACGGTCGGTGCGTTCGGTGCCGCCGTGGCGGCCAGCAGTTCCGTGGCCTTGCTGGGCAAACTGCTCACGGGCTCGGCGGTTTGTGGCGCAAGTGCTGCGGGCGAGGCCCGCGTAGCTTATCGGGTTGACGGCTCCGGCCTTGCGCAGGCGATGACGTCCGCTGCCAGCGCTGTTGCCTGGAGCGTCTCGGGTGCCTGCTCGGCCACCTGCGTCGGGCAAGGCCAGATCACGGTGGGCAAGCCCGTGGTCGCTGCCATTGACCCCGCGATCATCGCGATCGGCAGTGCCCGCATCGACAAGCGCATCGAGGCCACCGGACAGTCTGTGGCCCAGACCCACGGCCTGGCGGCAGTCACCAAGCGCGTTGACGCCGTTGGGGTCGCGGTGGCCTTCAGCACCTCGGTGGCGGTCCTGGGCAAGCTGTTGCGCGCGGATGCGTTTACAGCCGCCAATGCCGATGGCGATGCGTTGGTCGCCAAGGTCGCTGGGGGCGGGGCGGAGGTCTGGGCAGCATCCGTCGGCCAGACATCGCTGCTGAAGGCGATGTCAGCCGACGCGGTCACTTCAGCGTCGCCGCTCGCCGCTGCACGTGTGAACTACAGCGTCCAAGGCGCCAGTGGCGCCAGTGCTGCATCGTCCGCGCAGGCGCAGGTGCTGGCTCGCTTGGATGCCGACTTGCTGGGCGCTGCATACAGCTCTGGGGCGCTGGCAGCGGTCAAGGTCCTGTCCGCGCAAGCCAGACCCGAAGGGCAGACCGTCGGGGTGGCGGCCCTGCAAAAGCAGATCGTCGCAGGCGGGTCGGCTGTCGCGCAGACGGGGTCGATGGCGCTGCTGGGCAAGCTCCTGCAGTCGGGTGCGGCCGTCGGATCCCTGGCTCAGGCGCAGAGTGTTCTCTTCAAGCCCTTGCAGGGCGGGGCGTCGGCTGCCGTCGTTACGGCAGCACCGGTCCTGCGTGTAGTAAGTCTTGCAGGTAGCCCTGCGACGACGACGAACGTCAGTGCTCAGGCGAGCAAAGGAGCGCGGCTCGCGGGGCTGTCGGCGGCGACGGCGCAGTCATCGGGTTCGTCGGCGGTGGTCAAGCCCTTCGACGCGTCAGCGACCACAACCTCGCTGACGCAGAGCGTTCTGTCGCGCGATGCCTGGATCTCTGGCGACGCGTCGGCAGGCTCAGCCGTAGTCGGCGAGGCGCGCAAGACCGCTCGGGCCGCTGGAGTGGGTGTCGCCGGTGCGACCTCGCTTGGGACGGCCATTTCCTTCAAGTCCCTGGCGGCGCCGGCACTCGTGCTGGCAGCGGTCAACGGGCGCCTGGTCTCCACCTATCTCGTGGACATCGAGTCCTTCGGTGCGACCAGCGTCGAAGTCTTCGAGTCCTTCGGTGCGACCAGCGTCGAGGTCTTCGTGTCCGATGCAGCGATCCGGGAGGCGGCGTAATGCCTGTGCTCTACAGCAACAACGCTTCGACGACTTTGTCGAACGATTTCCTCAATTGGGCCAGTATGACGACTTTGGCGTCGGGCACCGGTGCGCTGTTTCCGCAGCCCGCTGGCGACGGCAGCAACTGGTTCTACATCACCATCACCAACGCCGACGGGAGCGTGCGCGAGATCTGCAAGGTGCTCGCCCGCAGCGGCGACACCATCAGCTCGGTCCAGCGAGGACAGGACGGCACCACCGCACAGAACTGGACCATCGGCGCCAAGGTCGAGCTTCGCGTGACCAAGGCGGTGCTGGACGAGTTCGTGCAGAAGGACGGCGCCATCACGAACGCGCAGCTGCCCAACAGCGGCGTGGTCGCCGGCTACTACGACCGAGTGTCCATCTCCGTCAACAGCAAGGGCATCGTCACCTACGCCGGCGGTGGCTCGCTGGGCATCCAGAGCATCTCGGCGAACTCGCCTCTGAGCCAGTCCACCAACGCGGGCACCGGCGTGGCCACGCTGTCGCACAGCAACAGCGGGGTGGCGGCCGGCAGCTACACCAACGCCAACATCACCGTCAACGCCAGCGGCCACGTCACGGCCGCCTCCAGCGGCGGGGCCAGCGGCGCCGCCTCGGCCAACGTGCAGTTGTTCGACACGGTGGGCTCCTCCACCTGGACCAAGCCGGCCGGAGCGAAGTACGTCCACGTGCTGATGTTCGGCGGCGGCGGTGGCGGCGGGTCGGGGCGGTTTCGGTCGATCAACGGCAGCCAGGATGCGCCGGGAGGCGCCGGCGGCGGTGCTGGGGCACGGGTGGAGTTGTGGATGGACGCTGCAAGCCTCGGGTCGACCGCATCAGTCGAAGTCGGCGCAGGCGGAACAGGCGGCACCTATGTGTTCGCCTCCCTTGGCGGTAACGGCAACCAGGGCAACAGCGGAGGGCGCTCGCGCTTCGGGAACCACTACGCCATGGGTGGCGTTGGCGGCAACGGCGGCGTGGCGGGCATCCAGCAGCCCACCGGTGGGCGCGGTGCCGGTGAGGTACCGATGTCCTTCCTGGGCACCGACGCCAGCGACAACCTGATCGTGCCCACCGGGCGCGGAGGCAACGGGAACATCGCCGCTGGCTCGGGTGGAATTTCCGGCGGGCTCGGCGCGGGCGGTGGTGGTGGCGGTGCCGGACTCGCAGCCAACAGCACGACCGAATCCAGCGGCGGCAACGGCGGTGCGGGCGGGGCGATCGTGCGCGACGTGACCGCGGCCAACTACCTCAACCTCGTCGGCCAGGGCGTCTCAGGCGGCGGTACCGAGGGCGGCAATGGTGGCGCGGGCGGTGGCCGCTCAGGCAGCGAGTTCCTCGGCGGCGGCGGCGGTGGAGGTGGCGGCACGCGTTTGTCCAGCTCCACGGGCAGCAATGGCGGGGCCGGCGGGTTCCCGGGCGGCGGCGGCGGGGGCGGGGGCGGCACCGGCAACTCGATGGTGTATTCGGGCGGCGGGGGCAACGGCGCCAAGGGTTACGTGCGCGTGACGACCTTCTTCTGAGACTTCTTGACCTTCTTGAGGAGATTCGCCATGACCAGGAAGCAATTCCTTCTGAACCATGACGGCGGCGTGCCGGTTGGGGTCGATGTCGACATCCTGACCGCCGAAGGCATCCCGATGGTGATGCCCACCGACATGCCGATCGAGCCCGGGATGGTGGCTGTCGAGCGGGACCCGCAGCAGGACGGCGATGGTGTGTGGCGCCAGGTGTGGGTGCTCGTGCCTGCCCAGGCCGATTCGGTGTCGACGCTGGTGGCCCAGAGCGATTGACGAAGGAGATCACGATGAACTTCTCTGTGGAACAGAAGGCCGACATCGCCGCTGAAGCGGCCAAGGCCGCCCCGCCTGTGACGGTGGCCGGTGCGACGGTGGCAGGGCTGCCGGTCAACGAGCTCATCCTGTGGGCCACGCTGGTCTATCTGGTGGTGCAGATCGCCTTCTTGCTGTATCGCTGGCAGCGGATGCACTTCTCGCGGCAGTCTGACGACGGGTCTAGCGCATGAAGCGACTGCGCGTGGCCGTCGGCGCCCTGACCCTGTCCGCTGCCGGACTGGTGGGCATCGCCGTCCACGAGGGCTACCGCCCCACGGCCTACCGGCCGGTGCCGGGTGACGTGCCGACTATCGGCTTCGGCACGACCGAGGGCGTGCGCATGGGTGACAGTATTGACCCCGTGCGGGCCCTGGTGCGCAAGCTGGACGACGTGCAGCGTTTCGAGGGGGCGCTGCGCACTTGTGTGACGGTGCCGCTGCACCAGCACGAGTACGACGCCTTCCTGTCCCTGGCCTACAACATCGGCTCGGGTGCCTTCTGCGGCTCGACGCTGGTGCAACTGCTGAACCAGGGCGATTACCGGGGGGCCTGCGATCAGATCCTGCGCTGGGATCGCTTCCAGGGCCGGCCGCTGCGGGGGCTGACCCTGCGCCGGCAGGCGGAGCACCAGCAGTGCCTCGGGGACTCCCGGTGATCCCCAACGTCCACACCCTCTGGGCCGCCGCGCTGTTGCTGTCCTTGGCTGGCAACCTGTGGCTCGTGCTCACGCGCGCCCAGGTGCAGCGCGACGCTGCCCAAGTGCAGACGGCCCTGGCGCAAGAACGCGCCGACCGCGAGCGCGAGCGTGCCGATGCCGCCGTGGCCCTGGCCACGGCCACCGAGCAAGCCCGCCAGACCGAGGCGCAGTGGCGCGCCAAGCACCAGGAGGTCCAGACCCATGCCCAGACTCAAGTCCGCGCTGCCCAGGCTGCTGCCGCTCGCGCTCGTGATGCTGCTGACAGCTTGCAGCGTCGTGTCGAAACCGTCGCAGCCCAGTGCGCCCATCCCACCCGTGATTCCGCCGCCCCAGACCCCGGCTTTGCCCCAGGAGGCGCGCCAGCCCGCGACCCCGGCACTGTGCTCGCCAACTTGCTCCGAGGGCTTACGCAGGCTGCTGGAGAGCTTGCTGCCGTAGCCGATGCGCGCGGCGCGGCCGGCGTGGCCTGCGAGCGGTCCTACGACGCGATGACATCACCCAGAAAGCCCTGACATGCCCGTCATCCGCCTGGTCGGCTTTGCCGGCGAAAACCGCGCGCTTCACCCCACGCTGCTGCCCGACGTGCAGGGCGTGGTCAGCCTGAACCAGAAGCCCGGCCGGGGCGACCTGCGTTCGTGGCTGCAGCCGCTGACCGTGGCCACCGTGCCCGCGGGGCGCAAGAGCATCTACCGCATGGGCCGCGATGTCGCCAACGACGCCACCTTTTGGTTGAGCTGGACCTCGAGCCCGGTTCACGCCGTCCGCGGGTTCGACCCCGCCGACACCACCGAGCGCACCTACTTCACCGGCGACGGCGCGCCCAAGGTCACCGACAACCTGGCGCTTGACGGCACGGACCCGCAGGACAACCCGACCGCCACGCGCCCGCTGGGCCTGCCGGCGCCGGCCACCGGGCCCACCGTCACCACCGTGGCCGGCGGCACCTCGACGCAGAACCAGACGGTGTTCTACGTCTACACCTACGTCAACGACTGGGGCTGGGAAAGCGCGCCCAGCCCGCCGAGTGCGGCCAACACCCGCAAGACTGACGACACGGCCACCATCGGCGGTTTTGCAGCCGTACCCGCTGGCAACTACGGCGTCAATCGCCGGCGCATCTACCGCACCGCCACCGGCGCCAGCGGGGCGACCGAGTTCTTCTTCCTGCGCGAGATCGCCATCGGCGACAGCAGCACGACCGACGACAACCGCACGCTGGGCGAGGTGCTGCCCACCACGACCTGGCTGCCGGCCCCTGGCGTGCCCGTGGGCGCGGGCGCCTGCACCGAGGGCAACCTGACTCACCTGACCGCGCTGTGGAACGGCATGCTGGCCGGCATCAGCGGCAACGCGGTGCGGGTGTGCGAGCCCTATGTGCCCTACGCCTGGCCGGCCGAGTACGACGTCGTGCCGCCCGACGGCAAGCCCGTGGGCCTGGGTGTGTTCGGGCAGGCGCTGCTGGTGCTCACCACGGGCCGGCCGCTGCTGGTGGCAGGCTCGACGCCCGAGGGGATGGATCAGACCCCTCTGGACTTGCCGCAGGGCTGCGTCTCAGCCCGCTCCATCGTCAGCATGGGTGCGGGCGTGGCCTGGGCCAGCGAGGACGGGCTGTGCTGGTACGGCAGCGGCGGCGCGCGTATCCTCACCGCCGGCCTGATGACGCGCAAGGACTGGCAGGCCCTGGCGCCCTCCAGCATCGTCGGGCGGCTGTACGAGGGCCTGTACTTCGGCAGCTACTCCACCGACGGCGGGGCCACGCGCGCGGGCTTCATGGTCAACCCCGGTGACCCCAACGCCGGGATCTACTTCCTCGACACCGGCTACGAGGGCATGCACTTCGACGAGCTGCTGGACCAGCTCTACGTCCTGGACGGCGCCAACGTGCGCCGCTGGGATGCGGGCGCCTCGGACATGACCTGGCGCTTTCGCAGCAAGCTGCACCGCGCGCCCAGGCCGCTGTGCTTTGCGGCCGGCGAGGTGTCAGCCGATGCCTACCCGGTGACGATGCGGGTCTGGGGCGACGGGGTGCTGCGCCACACCCAGACCGTGGCCAACCGCCAGGCCTTCCGCCTGCCGGCGGGCTTCATGGCGGTCGAGTGGCAGATCGAGCTCGAGGGCACGGGCTCGGTGCAGAGCGCGGCCATTGCCACCAGCATCGCCGAGCTGGCGCAGGTGTAGGAGGGCCGAGTGTCGTGATTTTCTCGTGTTTTTGTCGTGGTTTCCTCGTAGTTTCCTCGTAGATATGTCGTAGCCCATGGCCCGCAACGACCTTCCCAGCCCGAACGCCCCGAACTTCCCGCAGCGCCTGCGCGAGGCGGTCATGACCTACCTGGGCCGCACCGGCGACCCGCTGGACCGGGGCATCACGCTGCGCGACCTGATCGAGGGCGGCATTGCCCGCCTGCGTCCGGGCTACACGGCCAGCCAGGCTGCGGCCAGCGGCGGCGCGCTGTCCATCGCGCCCGAGTCCCAGGCCGAGGAACCCGATCTGACCCCGCCGCCCACGCCCACGGGGTTTGCGGTGTCGGCAGCCATCAGCCATGTGTTCATCGAGCACGACGCGCCGCTTTACACCCAGGGCCACGGGCACCTGCGCACGCGGGCCTACGGCAAGATCGTCGCGGCGGGCGATCCGCTGCCGGTGTTCGATGACGCGGTCGAGATCACCCAGTTCATGGGCACGGTCCACGCGCACCCGAGCAACCCGTCGACGACCCGGCGGCTGTGGATCAAGTGGGAGAGCGCCGACGGGGTTCTGAGTGTCAGCCCGGCGGGGGGAACGAACGGGTTGGAGGTGGTGACGGGGCAGGACGTTTCCTTGCTGCTGGAGGCGCTGACGGGCGAGATCACCGAGTCGCAGCTGTTCGAGGACCTCGGTGCCCGAATCAACCTCATCGACGACCCGGCGACGGGTCTCGTGAAGAAGGTCGACGATCTGGAGATCGTCTTTGGGGACACCGTAAACGCGGCGGCAAGTGCAGCGGCGGCAGCAACGAGCGCGTCCACCTCGGCGACATCGGAAGCCAACGCCATACTCGCCCAGTCTGGAGCCACAACTGCAAGCTCTACCGCGGTCCAGGCGGCCGCGGATGCCACAACAGCCAAGGTGGCGGCCATCTCTGCTCAATCGGCCGCCGAGACGGCGCGCGACCAGTCGATCACCGCCAGGACCGGCGCCGAGACAGCGGCCTCCAACGCTTCCACCTCGGCCACTTCTGCCTCGGACTCGGCAACGGGCGCCGCAGGCTCGGCTTCGTCAGCCTCTACCTCGGCCACCAATGCAGCCAACAGCGCC